AGTTGCGCCGACAAGTAACCAATCAAATTCGAATAGCAGTTCAACTATAATGAATACTCCATCCGTAGCGCGTTCAACAGACACTTCGGATGGAGCAGTTGTTGTACGCTAGTTAATCGTCGTTTACCAGACTAGCGAAATAGTTCATGGTATCGTCACCACCATCGTCTGTTGTAGCTGCGGTTACCGGCTCTGGCGCTGGTGTGCTACGCATAGTAGGAGCAGGAGACTCTTCGCCAAGGCTACGCTCTTGAGCTATCGTGGGCTGTGTAGTCGTACCTAAGACAGAGTGCATTTTAGATTCTAACTCAGCATAAGATTTATACTTTGTTGGATCCGTAAACTCGCCCAGATCGTGCAAGTTGTTATAGATACTTTCTAGCTTTTCATCATCCTCAGACAAAGGACGAGGTGAAGAAAATTCAGATTTATCATAATTACGATAACCCTCAACGTCACGAATTTTCAGTTTAAAGTCTGCGCCTTCCCAGAAGTCAAATGGGTTCATTGGAGTTTCATCTGCAAACTCTGGCTGCATAGCATCCATAACTTTGTCGAAGATTTTCTTTCCGAATTGGAACATGAAAGTCTTGCCTTCGTTAGCTGGATTACCAGGGTCTGAAACTACCATGATATTTGAAACGTGATGCAACCGACGTTTTTGCCGACGCGCTGTTTCTTTGTCTGCTTCCATACCAGAGTTCCAAAGTTTACTATTCATTTGACCTACAGGATCTTCACCATCAATAGAAGTCAAAGACTTTTCGATATACCATTTACCGGTTGGACCCTTAAAAGCATGATCCCAGTATTTTGCCCATGGCAAATCAGAACCTTCGTTAGCGGGGAGAAAGCGAATAACAGCATAGCCATTATTCTGTTTATCGACAGTGGGTTTCCACATACGATCATCAACATAAGATTTTGTTGTTGATTGTGAAGCCTGTGCGGCTGCGGTTAGTTTATCAATCGTATTACGACTGCGTTTTAGGTTTGCAAAAGACATGTATATGTTCCTTATATTTGCTGAATTATAACTGTATTATTTTTTAGTATAACTGTATTATAGCAGATTTTGTGTTGTGTGTCAATAGTATTTATCACTTTCGTTGAAACATGATTGTTTCTTTACCTGTGACAGTATTCACAGAAGGCAATGCAACGTGTCCAGCTGGAACAGATTGCGTTCCAACATATTCCCATTTCAATCCTGCTTTTTTATTAGCTTCTCCTGCTGTAAAAAAATCTTCATTGTCATTCATAAAGAGTGCGCCAATAATCATAATCATTTCAAACATTCTAGGTTCCTTTGTTTGTTTTTATGTGCTTGTATAGTTGATAGTAATAATCGAAAGATGCCGGGTAGTTGTCTGGGTCTGGTAAAACTCCTTTAAACATTTCAATAAATTCGTTTATCTCTTTATCAGTCATTCAAAGACTAATTCGTTTTGGCGTGGCAGATAATTAAGTTTCATTGCCTCAGCTTCAATTTTTTCTTTAATGACAGGAGATATAAATTTCTTTACATCTTCTGGATCCATATTGTTTATATCGCAGACCTCGACAACAGCATCAATCCATCCCAGCTTTTTGTCTATTACTTGTTCTTCTACCATCTTGCTAAACTTAGCACGATTCATAAAATCTTTCTCTATCATTTGTGCATGACCCTTAAAATTACAGTGTCTTTGTTAAGACGACCGTTTGCTCCGTTTGTTTTTGTAGTCAGATTTGACCACTCTTTATCGATTTGTTTTGCTGTTTTCTTCAACGCGATTGGCAAAAACACTTCTGGCTTTCTCAGTTTTGTAGAACGTGATAGTTCAACATCAAAGCCTTGCAACGTAGTACCCTTTACGGTAAAGCCGCTAGAACGCTCACACACTAACTCGGTAAAGGCTTTATATTTAACATTGAACACTAAGACCCGCATTGCTCCTATAATGTTAGCGGGATCAATTGATGCAATTTTAAATTCATTTGAATCTTTAAGATATTGCAATTTCTCAACTTGCTTATCAGCAGTTTTTGCTTTTGGCTTGCGAGTTTTACGGACTGCTTTTTTCGCAGTCATAAATTTTTCTGCATCCGAAACGATCTGTTCTAAAAAGTTCATATATTGTTTCGGCTGTCGCTTTGACATGTAAGAATATGCTTCAACCAAATCTTCTGTTTTGTCCACAATCAATTCACGGAGTTCTGCAATCTGAGGTTTATAATAATCACAAACAGCCTTAGCTGTATTATATGGTGCATCGATTTTTTTCAATTCGTCATATACAGAATATGATTTATCATCTATCATCGTATCCCAGGAATCAATGACATTATCAATCTCCGCAATAAAATCTGAAGTGCGTTCTTTCACAATCTCTTGGATACTTTTACGAACAACAGCGCCTTCTGTTGGCTCTTTTTCTTTTTCAGCCTGTCGCGCTGCACCGCGTTGAATCAATTCATCCGTATGTTTCTTGAATACTTTTTCTGCATCCCAGTAGCTAGGAAAATCACGACCGCTTTCTTTCCAAGCAATTGTAGAGGCGAGTAGAGGAACACCAGAGAATGCCCAGTCTGGAGCATCTAGTGCTATCTTAGCATCTTCCTTAGAAAGTGTGGCTTTGAGATAAGTTTTAATTTTAGATACAACATCTTTTTTATCAACGTCTACTCGGACATAATCATTGAAGTCGCGGAAGTTGCTGATCGGAGCTGCCGCAAAACCTGTTCGTGCTTTACGAGTAAATGTTTTTCTTTTCTTAGCCATAACGATTCGCTTTCTATATTTGATAATAACAGTATCGCATATTTAATCAGCTTTGTCAACCTTTAATTTAGCTAATTTATCTAAAATAGTTACTTTCATTTCATCTTCTATTTTTATCAATTCAATATCACCATCGTCATCCTCAACGAAAAGTACATAGCCATCTTCGATCAATCTATCTACACAGTGATCAATAGCTGCTTCTACCACCTCTTCCTGTCTTTCTTTTACAGAATCTTCTATAACTTTAAGAATTGTGTGCCTACCGTAATAATACGATAGACACATTGCCGCAGTAGTGATAAAGCTAACTGCATATAAATCAACGGAAATCAACTCAGGCGCTCAAACGAAATGAGTGCTGACGGCTTAAATGCTCTCCAAGCGTCCTTATCAGTACACCAAACAGAAACGCTATCTGTCTCTTTACTGCTATCTTTTTCGACAATAGGTTTGTCAGATACAGGCATCAATGAGGTCATAAGTGTGCAGGGCATTACCCGCTTGTCACCGTTTACTTTAGTGAAGGTTACGTTATAAACTCCGGTCTGGAGTTGTTCGATTAGTTCCGATTTACTTAGCATGTGAACCCTTTCAAATTGCTATACGAATCATTATAGTTGATTTTTAAAGTAAAGTCAAGAATTATTTCCAAGGATCCCCAGAAAATTTTAATGATGATGCAAGTTTTTGGGACTCCCATTTGGCTCGCATTTTCATTATTCTGTGCTGACCTGCTGAGATACCTACAGCATCATTGCCTTCTCTTGATAAGACAATATCATTAGTCGCGAGGTATGTCATTCTGCTATTAGATAGGGGATCTTCTACTTTTGCACCGACGCGCATACCAGTGATTTTTACATACCGAGGATACGTTTCATTTGCATCCATCCAATCATCTAAAACAAAACTTAGCAAATCCTCTTGATTCATTTTAGATAATTTAGTGTAGAGTTTTTCACGGATTTCATTTAAAACTTTTTTACTATAGTGATCAATGCTATCCACTATCGCAAATGAAAGTTGACCACGCATCATAATTTCTTTACGATCTTTTGTTTTCTCTGGCAGCGATTTATTGTTCCTAAGCAATTCCTCTATACCTGCATTGACACACTCTTTAAAACTAAGACCCAATCTCTTTTGTATAGTTCCTGCTCCGGGATTTTTAAATCCAATATCACTCATGCGTTTTGTAGATTTAGCAGATAGCCCTAGAAATTCGCCACCTCTAAATTTAACTAATATGTCAGT